AAACTCACCATCTTCACCATTGTAGTCTGTGTATTGCTTTCCCATATTCAGTTTCTCCTAGAAATCATTTAGATTTTCCATAAGGTTCTTTAGCTTGTGTCGAATGCAATAGTTCAACACATCGTTCTTTCCTTTGTTGCAGTTGTCATATTCTTCGTTGATCGAGTCTGTAATATACTCTGGAATCTCATCAAAGTCAATGACAATCTTGTTCCTATGCCATCCGTGTTGACAGGTCTTCGAGAAGTCTTGCTGGTTGTGATACCAGATATCAAGGTTCTTCCTTTGTATACGACTCTGACGCTTGTCCTCGTTGACAAACGTATCATCGTCAGAGAAGACATTGGGGATGCCATCGGAACTATCTCCCGTTACAATATGCTCGAACAGAAAATAGTCAGGGTTATCGCAATTGAGAAATCTCTTCTTGCGGGGGCAATACTGAACAACCCCTTCGTACTTCTGTAGTTGCTGGAAGTCTTTATCAGACGAGACAACTACAATCTCCTCGTCCAAATGAAACCTCCGTACAAGAACAGCAATGATGTCGTCCCCCTCGCACCGATCAACACGCATGTTCTTGTACGGAAAGTTTTCTTTGACTTCCTGTCGGATTCGTTCAAGGATGTCATGGATCTCATCCCAATCCATTGAACTGGATTCTTTTTGCTTCTTCCGATTCAGCTTGTACTGATCGAAGTAGTCTCGTCTCCATGAATTCTTGGATTCGTGACACAGAATCATATCCCCGTACTGCTTCTTGAACTTGGATCTAATCAGACGATACATGTTAAGTGTCATATATCGAACCAGATTTTCGTCTACTTCGCCAGTGGACTTCATCTGGGCAAAGAGTGCGCTCAAAATTACTTGGTTATTGTCAACGAGTATCATTATAGAACCTGCAAGATAATAGTGTTCGGGTTCATCCGCGTACTTGGAAGGGACTCCTTTGTTCCGAGTCGGTTGAACTCATCTAGTATAACACGCTTGCTGCTGTTTTGCAAACTCTTTATGAAATTTTCTGGCTTACGGACAACTTTTTTCTTGGACTTCTTTTCGCAGTGACCAAAAACAGTAGTTCCTTTTATATACATGGTACTCTTTTTATCAAAAGATTCTAGGATAGTCAGTTCTCTCGTCTTGGTGTTGTAGAGAACGATAAACTTGGAATCAATCAGTTTCTTTGGATTCTTTGAAACCAGATCCAACTCACCGAAAGTCTTAGCGTACCGAAGATTCTTAATCATTCGATCAGGGTTTCTCTTTGCCTGCCTTCTCTTCGGGGCATGGTTGATAACTTGCTCACAATGATTAATCACATCTTCATATTGAACGAGCAGTTTCCGCAGATTTGGTCGTGTCAGAAATGACCAACCTTCTTTGATATCCTTGTCTACCTTGTCATATGCAAGTCGGATCTCGTCCATCTGAGGCTTGAAGTATTCATGCAACAACTTAGCCTGTGGTTTCTTGACTTTGTTTTCTCTACAAAAGTCAGACATATTCCACCCTCGCACAGATTCTTTGTTCTTTAACTTTTCAATAAAAGCATCAAACTTCTGGTCGAGAATAAAACATAGATCACTTACCTGATTGCGGATCCGATCCTGAATTGAAAGAACTTCTACCTTTTCGATTTTCTCTTCCGTTGAGATTCTTCGTCGGGCGTAGTTCGATTTAATAGTCTCGGTAAAATTGTTTATCCTGTTTAGAATTTCTTCTGGTAGATCAAGACCGAGAAGATACATTCTACAGTATCCACCCACCGCATCGTAGTTTGCTTTTGATTCATGTGAGTACCTCATGATTTCGGTCTTCTTGACACCGTTCTTCATTAGGTAATCAAGATACCACTTTTTGTTTTTATTTGAACTTGACATCGCGTGATACCAGTTCATTGCTTTTTGGATTACCCACAGTAGTTCCTCCCTGTCGGAGTAGTCTACACCATTCCACTCGGGTTCGGGACCATAGTGGATCTTTTCAATGTTGTCGCCTCGTTTTACTCTAGTCATTTTCTTTTACCAATCGGCTAAAGTTATTCTTCTTTTCAAAACGCATGTGGTTTGGGAACTTGTCCGACATCTGATCTGACTTATGTGAGATCACAAAAATGTTGTTCTTTGCCGCCAATGTTTCTAACAACTTTGTGAACTCCTCGGTGCCAACAGAATCTAAAGACGAATCAAATACTTCGTCAAGAATTAGAATGTTGGTGCTTACACTGTTCTTCATTGCTGCGATCTCTCTCCAAGCCAGGAGCAGAGCAAGATCAATCCTCATCTTTTCACCTTCACTGAAACTCATGTAACTGAAGTCGTCGCGGTGTCTTGATTTAATCGTCTCGTTGAAATTCTCATCAAGGGTAAAGTTAGCATAAAAATTCATTGCTGTCAAATACTTATTGATGAGTTTATTGGTGTGCGGCAAATAATGCTTGATGATCTTAGACTTGATACCACTATCCTTGAGTAGATCCTGAATAAAACCATAATCAGTCATATCAATTTTGATTTCTTCGAGTTCAGTTTCCATGATACTCTTTGTGGCCTCATGCTTGATTAAAGTTTCATTTTCTTTTTCTAGTGAGTTCGATCCATCTTTGATCTCCCGTATCTGCGCTTCAACTTTCCTGACGTATTTCCGCGTGTTGTTAATCTCATACTGCTTTTCTGAGATTTTCTTCTGGACCCTTTCAACTTCTTTATTTTGCGAGATTGCATTATCCAATTCCTCTATCGTTTCTTTTTTCTTTTCTTCTAGATCCCCCAATGCAGATTCCAGTTCGTCGAGTTTGGACGATCGTTTGGTTACAGTTTCATCTCTAACATCTTGACTTATTTCTTGCTTGCATGTTGGGCAGTTTGTTTCTTTCTCATAAAATGAAATTTGGTTCTTGTATTTCTGGATGTTCTTTTTGATTTGGGACTCAAGAACTTCTAGTCTGTTCATCTTATCACGAACCGTACCTAGACTCTTTCGGTTGGCAAGTAGATTATCACAACACTCCGTGAGTTGGTCAACATCAGATTCCAGACTCTTAAGGTGTGCGTCAGAAGACACGATGTCTTTCTGTAAAGACTCAACCATAGAATCAGATCGAGACTGAATCGACTCGATTAGATTCTTTTGTTTGTCAATCTTTACGTCTTCAATTTCAACTGAGGTGGTTTTGTCTCTTAGATTTTCTTTCATCACCGACACCTTCCCCTTTAAGATACTATTCATACCTGAGAAAATGTTGATGTCTAGAATATCTTCGATGACGTTCCGTCTATCCGCAGCTGATAACTGCATAAAGGGAACAAAAGACGAACTACCAAGAATAACCACCTGCGTAAAAGACTTGTAGTTCATCTTGAGTATCTGATCCTCAAGCATCTTCTGGTAGTCTTTCGCCTTTGAATCTTGGTTGAGCAGTTCATCGTTTTTGTAAATCTCAAACTTCTTGGGAGAAAGACCACGGATAACTCTGTAGTCTGAACTACCAATAGAAAACTCGATCTCGACAACGCAATTCTTTTGGTTGATCGAGTTAGGAAGTTGTGGGATGTTAATCTTGCGGAATGGCTTGCCGAACAATGCGAATGTAATAGAGTCCAACAAAGCAAATGACTTTCCGTTTCCGTTACTACCAGAAACAAGAGTCATTCTGTTTTCATCTAGATCAATCTCAGTTTCAACATTACCGAATGAACCGAAGTTCTTAAACCTCACTATAGTAAACTTAATCATGACGTTTTACATCAATCCTTTTTCTTGTAAGGGAAAGCCTTATTAAGTGCTGCCTTACGTTTCTTGCACCCGCAATCTCTACCAGTTGCCTTTGCAACTTTGTCCACAACTTTCTTTATTCCAGTTGCTTTGGTAAACTTTTCTACCGAATCACCAAGACCTTTTGATTCTTCGCTCATATCGTGAGTGCCTCCATGTATAGGGTTTGAATTTTTTCTTTAATTTTACTCGATCTTTCCATCTCGAAAGTATCAACCTCATTGGTAATCAAAGTCAATGTATCCTTCGACAAATCTACTTGCTCATCCTCACTGAGATCGCCGGTTTTTACATCCTCGATCACCGTGACTGACTGAACACCATTAGCATACAGCGTATCCATTAGTTTGTCAAGGAGATACGGATTGCTTTTATTATGTACGAGTATTCGAACGTATGCGTTCTCGTACATCGAGAAATCTTTCTTTAGGAATTCAGTAATGTCATCATGAACATCATCATATTCAATTTGATGGAACATGCTGAAAGGATTCTCGACGAACTCCTTTGTTCTCGTCTCTGTGTCTAGAATCCAAAAACCTTTCTTCTCGCCCAAATCAGAAAAAGTCAGTTGGTATTGTGTTCCGATATAGTGGACGTTCTTCCTGTAACTTTGAATGTGGAAGTGTCCAGACATAACCTCTTCGAATCTAGAAAGGAAGTGGTCATTCATACCACCATCAAAGTCAATCCCTCGGAATACTTGATACCCATCAAGTTCAAAGTGACCACCCACCCAAGATGCTTCCGTATTCTTGAGAAACTCCAAACACTCTTCTTTGTTTTGCTTGGCCATCCAAGGAACCATAGCGATCTTGAATGAATCAAAATCGAGTTCCACAGGATGCTCGTAGATGTGAATGTGATTATACCGATCACTAAACAACTCACGAAGAGAGTTTAGTTCATTCGTGTTCTTGTAGTATGTGTCGTGATTGCCGATCACGCAATGAAAATCAATACCCAAGTCTTCGATTTTTTCAACGAAGTCTTTGCGGACTCTGCTAAGAGTATTGAAGTTGACAAACTTTCTTCGATCCATCATATCACCTAAGTGAAGAATCGTCTTGATATTATTTTCTTCTAGGTAAGGAAAAAATACTTCATCAAAAAATTTAAAGGTGTGATCCAAAAAAATCTTCGAATCGTTTCTACACCCAAAGTGAGTGTCATTCAAAATTGCCAGTTTCATTTTTCTTTTTTGTTACCCTTCTCAAACTTTTGAATATCATTTTCAGATATGCTGAACATTTCTCTATAAGGATCCTTGTCGCCCTCGAAGTAATTTTTAAACCACTTAGAGAACTCACCCGTTTGATCTTTCTCCATTGTCATCTTATACTTCACATAAGACTGCTTCTTTTCTTTTTGTATCCTTCGCAGGAAAGCATAGTATATAATCTGAGTGAAGTAGGAGAAAGGATTTTTTGATTTTTCTGGATTAAAGTTTGATGCGTACATAACACAGTTTTCAATACCATCTGAAATCATCTCTTCTCTGTATGGATAGTTAATGAAATTAGGTCGGTATGAAAGGTGAGTTGCAATGTCTAAGAAGCATTGCCCAATGTAATTAGTCACTGGTGGTTTTGTATCACCAGCATCTTCCGCGGCGACTACTCGTTCTTTCCACTCAGTCATTGCAGCGTAGAATACTTTATTGTCGATGTAGTCATTTTTTGTTTTACGTTTGGCCATGTGGATTTCCTTTTTCGATTCCCTGCAAATATTCTACAACATTTTTCTTGACAGTCAAGTCCAAACTCATTATTATCTGTGTGTGCTGGTTCGGTAAGGATAGTTCTAGTACTTACTAGAAGCCTTCATGGTCATCATTGAATCGGTTAGAGTCGAAGAACCAGTCATCATCGTCGTCATCTTCTTCGAACCCACCGAGTTCTTCTCCCAAAAATCCATTCTTCAACATCTCCATAAACACCTCGGGTGGGAGTGCCATGTTGATTAGAATGGATTTATTTTTTGGTTGATTTAGATCAGAGATAAGTTTTTTCTCTTCCTGTTGGATCTCTTCCAGCATCTTAAGATAAGACTCGGGCAATCCTGCTATATTTTCTTTTGGTGGTTCGACATCTTCGAGTGACAGATTTTTCTGATACTCTTTGTCTACATCCTCAGTTGGAGTGGATATTGAAATCACCCAGTCCTCTGGAATTTTAATTTCGTTTGTGGTTGAGGTGGATAGCCAATTACGCATGAAGAGTTGTTCTTGGGGAAGTCCGGCCGTGTTGTGGACCGTGGTTATTTTCATTGCCATCGGCCGGTCTAGGATGTATCTCTCCCCACTTTTCCCTTTCAAGTTCGCAATAACATCTTCTCCGCTGCGAAGTTTAAAGATTCTATTTCTGGTCTTCATAACCGACCTCCTTTGAGTGGTATGTTTACGAGTTTGAAATCAAACCCTTCTGACTTATAGATTTTCATTCTTTCCATAAAATGTCTGAGAGTGTGATTCTTATACGACTTCCATGAGAGGTCGTCTCCAATATCATATAGTCTCGCTAAATCTTTTTTATCTGACTTGCGAAGTTGTCTCCCTATGCTCTGAAGAACTCGGATTCTGCTTTTTGATGGTGAGGCGAAAATAATATTCTTGAGATTTCGTATTGAAATACCTGTACTGAATGTTCCATACGAAGCAACAATAATCGCGTTCGATTCGTTTTCTGTGATATGTCGTACTTGCTCACGTTGCTCAACATCTGTCTTTCCATAGACGAAGAAAACTTGTCTACCTTCAGTACTTTCGTCTATCATACTATGTAGTTTTTTACCATGACTTTCCACGAATTGAAATAGGACTAGAGTGTTTCCATTTAGACTTTTTGTTAGGTTGGAAATAAAAGTGTTTCTTTTTTCGTTGCCGATGATCCATTTGATCTCGTCCTGATACTTCATTTTCTTGACGAGTTGTTTTTCTGTGGTGTCATAGTCTAAGAGGATAGAATCAATCTTGAGGTTGGTCAAGAGATTCTTCTCCATGAGTTTCTTCGTAGTTGTAACCTTCTTCGTGGGACCAAACAAACCCTCGATGACAAGTTTGTGTGTTTGACTTCCATCAAGTGTACCCGTAGTTCCTATTCGATAGTCGCAATCTCTCAGATTCGACATGATCGAAGTTAAGGACTTGGCTTTGAACAAGTGACACTCGTCACCAAAGACCGCCCCAAATTGATCGAAGTATTCCTTTGGTTGTCTGAAAATACTTTGCCACGTTGATATCACTACTCTCTTATCGGTTTCTTTGTCTCGACCGCCCATGATGGTATGTACATTATTATCGACACCCCATCCGTTGCCACTTGAATATTCTTTGAAGTCGGAGAACATCTGGGAGACGAGAGAAGTTGTGGGTACGATCACCAGTATCTTTTTGTCTGTCTTCGAGAGGTAGTATCGCAACAATGAGTATATGATAAACGATTTCCCTGATCCAGTGGGAGACAGTAGCAACGCTCGGCCATTGTTTATAGCATGACAGACACCTGTTATCTGGTGTTGGTGGGGGGTAATTGCTTTGCCGTGTGCCTGTGGTTT